GCAAGAAGACCGCAGACAACAACGAATTACAGACCGCAAGCCAAAGACCACTATGGACAAGGTGCGCGAGTCTTTGCCCTATCAGATAGGCAGTGGAATCCGTGACATGATCGTTGACACTGGCAAAGGCATCGGTCAGACGGCTCTGTATGCCGAAAACGAACTGCGCACTGGCAAAGCAGGCACGCAACTGAATCCCAACACCATGCAGATGGAAGATATCCAGTTTGGCGATGTCGCTGACACCTACATAAAGGAAGGCGCAAAGACAGCAGGTACATATTTAGACTTTCTTAACAGTCTGGCATACCGTGGCTTTACTGGTCGTGGCAAGCCTGACAGTGAAGACGGTCGATTTAACAAAATGCTTGGTGAGAGAGTGCCTAGAATATTTGGCACGAAAGATATCGAAGATCCAACCGTTGCTAAGGGCGCAGAGATTGTGGCAGATCCACTGGCGCTTATCCCAGTCGCAGGGCGCGTGAAGGCAGGCGTTGATGCCGTGACCGATCCGAAGCTGTGGGAAGGCATTGCGCGTGATATGAGCATGGGTACGCGCAGTAATATATTTGTTCCATTAACGCCATATACTAATCAGATGGGCAGAATTAGGTCTCCAAAACCTGAATTACATCAAACAAAAGACTATGAAAAGTTCTTTAATGAAAAGTATATTGAAACATACTCACCAACAATACAGGATGCGTATAAAAAATATAAACAATTAAAATCTCAAGGCGTACCGCCAAATGAAATATTTAGGCAAACGCGAGTATTTGAAAATGTTGATGGAGTACCGTACTTTGAAACTGACGACTCATTAGCAAAAATTGACATCATGGCTATCAATGAAGCATTGAGGCGGAATGAAACAATACCGCTAAATGATGTTTTTTCTCATCCAGAACTTATAGGTAAAAACCTAAAGCAATTTGGTGAAGAGGGCGGTAATTACTCGCTTATAAAGCCAACAGAACAAGGTGGCGCATTTTATGATCCAAGCACAGGCAATATTTCTATAAATAAATATGCGCAATTAAGCGATATTAAGTCATCTCTTTTGCACGAACTTACACACAAGGAAGCGTTTGATCAAGGTCTGTCAATGGCAGGATCAAATTCGCCGTCTTCATCAAAATTGCCACAACAGGTAATTGATAATACTGCCCAAAAAAGACAAGAAATTGTCATGGATGAACTTGATAGTGCTGATTATGAAATCAGCGTGGCGAGAAATGCGCGTAATAAGGCACAGGCTAACCCAAACATATCAGATAAAGAATTGATTGAATATGATAATAAAGTAAAAGAGGCAATACAAAGAAAAAATGATTTAGCTTCTGAATCAATGTTGTTAAGTTCACGAAGCGCAGAAGATCTTCCATACCTTAGCGCATATAATGCATATCTTGCGAATAACAATGAAGCACTTGCTAGGCTTACGCAGGAAAGAATGGGGCTTAGTGGGCAAGAAAGAGCAGATCGATACATACTGGATGATGGGTATATGAAGCAGACCGTTGGTGTTGATCCTAATGATACATGGTTTGCTAAGTATCAGGGCATGGAAGCAATTCCAACATATCCAAAATACATGGTCGATTCGGCTGTAAATTATTTGTATGGCAATAGACCGCTTACTGGAAAATATGTCATGCCAGATGTAATTGTTGATGAAAACTATCGTAGAAAATTACTTTCGGGCAATTGAAAATGAGCAAGATCCGCAAACTTAAGGAACAACAATGAAAGATATGAAAATGATTGAAGATATGGTCGCCAAGATGCTCATGATGGGCAAGGGCGGTATGGGCAAGAACAAGATGGAAGAAGGCGAGTATGAGGAAAAAGACTATTCCGAAGACGAAGGCTACGAGCAGGACAAGGTCACCATCAAGTTCTGTGGCAAGGATGCGCTAAAAAAAGCACACGACTTGCTGATGGGCAGTTATAAGAAGTAATATGCGGTAATCGGCATATATTGACGACTGTCAGTGTGTGCCATAAGTTGTATATGCCTACCAGTGGGTTTCACTGGGCGAAAATCTTAGGATATCCCTATGCAAATTGATGAAAACTCGTTTGAAGAAACGCTAGACTCCGAAGCTACTGAAGAAGTAGCAGAACAGGCAGAATCGGAAATTGCCGAAGAAGGACTCGCTGAAGACCAAGACGATGATGCGGATGATTCGGAAACCGCAAAGCGATCGAAGGTACAAAAGCGCATTGATGAAATCACGAAGGCTCGGCGTGAAGCAGAAAGAGAGCGCGACTTCTGGCGTTTGCAGGCGCAACAAAAGGCACAGCAACAATCAGTGCCACAGATGCACAAGCCTACGCTAGAGCAGTTCGATTATGATCAAGAAGCGTATCTGGAAGCACTGGCAGACTACAAGGTACAAACCACTCTGGCGCAGTCAATGGCACAGCAGGCTGAGTACCAACAACAGCAGTCTACGGCGCAGACAGTTAATGAGTTTAAGATGCGCGAGTATGAGGTTATGTCGGAGTTTCCCGACTATCAGCAGAAAGTGTACGCAAACGATGTGCCTATCACCGATACGATGGCTTCTGCCATACGCTCAGATGAAAACGGTGCTAAGGTCGCATACTTCTTGGCTACATATAAGGACATCGCGTATCGCGTGGCAAATATGTCACCGCGAGAACAATTTCTGGCGATTGGCGAGATCAGCGAAAAGATTTCTCAGGCTCAGTCTTCCGAAGGATTGAAGCCGTCTAAAGTATCAAATGCCCCGTCACCAGTTCCAAGTGTGTCGAGTCGTGGCTCTGTTATGAACAAAAGCCCTGACAAGATGTCTACTGATGAATTCATGGCGTGGCGACAAAAACAACTCTCTAAACGCTAACAATCAATTTGTAAGGAATATAAGCAATGCCCAACAATACTATTCTCACCAGTTCCGTCATCACCAAAGAAGCTCTGCGCATCCTGCACCAGAAGCTGAACTTCGTTGGCTCGATGAATCGTGCCTATGACTCGTCTTTTGCCCAGTCGGGCGCAAAGATCGGTGATAGCCTGCGTATCCGTCTGCCGAACAAATACACCGTTCGTGACGGTGCTACCCTTGTTGCTCAAGACACCGTTGAAACTTCGACCACTCTGCAAGTTGCTACGCAGAAGGGCGTGGATCTTAACTTCACTTCTAACGAACTGACTCTGTCGCTTGACGATTTCAGCAAGCGCATCCTTGAACCTGCTATGGCTCAACTGTCTGCTTCGATCGAAGCTGATGCCTTCAACATGATTAAAGATGTGCCGTATGCTGTCGGCGCAAACGGTTCTGCCGTTACCTTTAAGAATGTTCTGGAAGCCCGTAAGAAGCTGTCCGACAATCTTGCCCCATCTAACGACCGCACCCTGATCCTGAACACTCAGGACAATGTGGATCTCGTTGACTCCCTGAAAGGTCTGTTCCAAGACAGTGCCACCATTGCCCAACAGTATAAAGAAGGCATGGTCGGTAAAACTGCAGGCTACAGCTCGATCTACGAAAACACCCTGCTCCCGAACTTCTCGTTTGGCGCAGGCACTGGCTATCTGGTCAATGGTGCTTCGCAGTCGGGTTCTTCGCTGATCGTTGACACTGGTACTGGCGCACTGCCGAAAGGCACTGTGTTCACCATCGCCAATGTGTTCGCCGTTCATCCTGAGTCGCGTCTGTCCACTGGCGTTCTGCAACAGTTCGTTGTCACTTCCAACTACACTGGCGGTAACGGCACTGTGTCGATCTATCCTGCCATCACTGCAACTGGTGCTTACCAGACTGTTAATGCTGTGCCTGCTAACGATGCCCCGATCACTGTCTATGCCAGTGCCAGTGCAGATGTTACCCAGTCGCTCGCCTTCCAGAAAGATGCCTTTACCTTCGCGACCGCCGATTTGATCATGCCCAAAGGGGTCGACTTCTCGGCTCGCGAAGTCTATGACGGTATCTCGATGCGCGTTGTTCGTCAGTACGACATCAACAACGATGCGTTCCCGTGCCGTCTGGATGTGCTGTATGGCTATAAAACCATCCGACCGGAACTGGCTTGCCGTATCTTGGCTAACTAAGGCTTGTTTTAGCTTAGTGTGTAACCCTAAGATGGGCGGTAGAAATACCGCCTATCTTTTTTGAGAGACTATATGAACACTGTTGGCGATCTTATCAAAGCATCTTTCTACCGTACTGGCATTCGTGACAGTAACCAAGAGATCGAAGGCGATGACATTACTCGCGGTATCGACATCCTTAATATGCTGATGCACCGTCTGGAAGCAGATGGCTTGCAGATCAGTTGGGTCGATGTCACAACTGCTAACGATACGCTGTATGTCTTGGACAAACACAAACGCGCACTGGTTTATATTCTTGGACTGGATCTTCTGGATGAGTATCAGATGACTCCGACTCAGGGATATGAGCAGACTGCGCGTGAATGCTATGACACGATGTTGCGTGATGCCTACGCTAATGCGCCTGTGCTTAACAATGTCGATCAGCTACCGCAGACTTTCCTACCTTTCACCATAGTTAACGGCTAACCAATGCTTAAGCCTATTAATGTTCTGGGCGGTTTCTACACTGACGATACGCTTCCGTTTGCGAATCAGGACACAGTTAACTATATTCCTGAGATCGCACAAGTGTCCGATGGCGCACGAAATGTAGCGATCCTGAAGACCGTTCCTGCCAACAAAGCTATAACGCTGAACAGTTGGGACACTGGCGTGACTCAGGCGCATCTGGTGGTCGATAACACGCTGTATCTTGTCGTTGATGGCGCACTATTTCGAGTTCATTTTGGTATCGACAGTGCGACCATGTTTCCCGTCACTGGCACGAAGCTGTCGGTCTTCGGCAATGGTCGTTGCTACATGAACTATATGCAAAACGGCACTGGCTATGACATCAGCATCTACAGTGGTCAAAATGGCTATGTCTATAACACCACCAACAACACGCTGACTCAGATCCCAGACTTTCAGGGATCGATCGCTTGTGGCTTTCTCGATCAGTATATGATCGGTCTGCGACCAGACGGCACATTCTGGTTTACATCTGATGTCGGAAATCCGTTAGCGTTCAGCACTTTTGACACTTATTCGTCTGAAGCATCACCAGATATTCTGGTCGGTCTGGCTGTCACCACACGCGAGATCTGGGTCTTTAACCAGTCAACCATCGAGATCTTCTATAACGCAGGACAGCAGTTTGAGCGCAACAACGGCGCAGTCATTCAGCGTGGCTGTATGGCAAACAATAGCATTCAGGTCGTTAGTGGCACACCGATATGGCTTGGTGACGATGGTCGCGTTTACATGGCTAATGGCTACCAAGCGCAAGCAATCAGTACGCCTGCTATCGAGTCTGAACTGGCTAAGTCTGCCGATCTGACCAACTGCCATAGTTACCAGTGGGAGTCTCGCGGTCATGTGGTCTACTGCCTGACCATTAACGATGGCATGACTTTCTGCTACGACATGGCTACCCAGATCTGGCATAGACGCGAATCGTTTCTTAGTAAAAATAGTAACGCTTGGGCAGTCGTGCGCGTGGGCAACAAGCAATACTGCATCGACCGAAACACCACCAACCTGTACCTGTTCGATTGGAATCACTATCGTGACGATGATGCGTTCAATACCCTTGTGTGCAAACGGCGCACACAGTATTACCACTCCAATGGGCAGTGGATGCGCTGTAATCAGTTATTCCTTGTCATGAACACTGGCGATGTGCCACCAAACACCACCAGTGAGATCCTGTTGCGTTATTCTGACGACTCTGGGCGTAACTGGTCGAACTACCGCAAAGTGACTCTTGGCGCGACTGGTGAGTACGCAAAGGACATCCGATTCTACAATCTGGGTCGCACCAATAATCGCCTATTTGAGATCGTGACCAGTGGCAACTCGCGCAGGGAAATTATTTCGGCAAGCATGGAACTAACCTAATGCTTAACCAGTTACCGCATTCACGGATTCCATTCGTTAATCCTGACGGTACGCCGACTAGGGATTTCTTTAACTTTCTGCGCGATCTGGTGCAGATACAAATACCAATTGGTGGCATCATTGCTTCGCTGTCTGACACTGCGCCTAAAGGCTTTCTGGCGATGGGATCTACCTATAGCCGAACCCTGTATCCACAACTGTATGCGATACTCGGCACAGAGACGCTACCTGAGAATGCAGATGGTTTGTATCTGGCAGATGTCAGCACTGCGTTTCTCGGAAGCATATTTGGCGATAACTCGATCGGTCTAC